CCTCCGGGTCGGTACCATGGTGCCTAATGCGCCGGCCCGGGACAAGGACAACTTCGTCAAGGCGCTGAGCCAGCTCGGGCTGGCGCAGTACATCGCCGTGCCGAGCGCGGACTGGACGGTGCAGACGCTGAACGAGGCTTCCTCGCGCTTTGACTTCCTCGGGCTCATCAACCACCACAACAGCCAGATGTCGAAGAGCGTGCTGGCCCAGTGGTTCGACGACAGCCAGGGCCAGAGCCAGGGCGACAGCACGCTGGTGGACTTCGGCAAGCAATCGGATACGACGTTCTTCCTCATGCTGGAGGGCATCCTGGAAGAGATGGCCGAGGTCATCGACAATCACATCTTCCCGCGCTTCGTGGATTGGAACTTCGGCACCGAGAAGTACCCGCACTTCCAGTGGGGCGCGCTCACCGCCGAGCAGAAGGCCGCCATCCAGGACACGTTCGACAAGCTGGCCGTGGCCGGGCAGAACGCCAACGTCACGCCGGACTTCATGCTCGACCTGGAGCAGCACATGGCCGAGGAGCTGGGCTTCAGTGACATCGACTACGACAAGATCAAGAAGGAGCGGGAGAAGCAGCAGAAGCTCATGCAGGCCCAGGCCCAGCAGCAAATGGCTAACCAGGCCCAGGGTCTACCTGGTGCTGGCGGTCCTGGTGGTGCTCCGCCGCCGGGCGGCCCGCCCCCGCAGGCCGGCCAGACCGCAGGGACCAACGCGGGCAATGCCGTAATGCCCCCGCGTCCCAAGCCTGCGGTACCCGCTGGCGCGGCAAGCCAGGGGAGCTAGAGAGGATTGAATCAGGAGCTGGAGCGGTAATTGAGCGAAGCCGAGGAGGCGCTGACCGCGCTGGCCAGGTCGCTGGTGGAGGACATCGCGGCGGCCCGCGTGCTGGAGCTGGCCGCCCCGCCCCGCACCGACAACCCGCCGCTGCCGCCGCCGACCGCCACCCCGCCGCCAGCCAGGGAAGGAGCCGGGGCGGTCCACCCGCACCTGGGCCATCACCTGGTCCGCGAGCACCCGCACGACACGATCAGCCGCATCGCCTACCGCAGCACGCCCCGGCCGTATGAGCCCCCGGCCGGGCCGGATGCTAAATCTCTCCAGCTCCAGGACGCTAAGGACCAGCTGGCCAAGTACGGGGATTGGGAGCAGAAGGTAGGGGAGTACCAGAGCGCGTCCAAGGAGGTGGAGCAGCACGCCAGCCAGCAGGCCGCGCAGGGGATTCCGCTGCCCGGCACCTACAAGGCGTGGACCCCGGACGAGCACGCCAGCCACCAGCGGTACGCCGAGGATGCGGTGGCCAGGGCGCTGAAATCCGGCCGGGCCACCAGCCAGGAGCACACCCTGGACGGCAAGGGCCGCATCTGGTCCCCGGAGCGGGCCTCGGTGCACACTGACCTGGCTCATGAGGCGCTGGACAGCGCCACCGACGTGCCGTCCAGCCGCCAGGGCATGCTGGTGGGCGGCTTCCGGCACCCAGGGCGTACGTCTGTGGCCGGGAGCCTCAAGCCAGAGGACTACGTGCACGCGGACCCCGAGCTGGTCAAGGAGGCCATGGCCGCCCTCGGCCTTATACCCGAGATCAGGGGGCTATCCCCGGCCGAGGGCAGTCCCCTGGTGCACGAGGAGGCCGTGCACATCGCGCATCTCATCGCGGACCTGGCCATGAAGCGCGGCAAGAACCTGGCCGTCCACATGCCCATGGCCAGCGCGCATCACGTCGAGCAGCACGCCCAGCGGCTGCGGGATAACGGCTACAGCGTGCACGGCGTCTTTGTCCACACCCCGGTGGACAATGCTGTGGACAGCGCGCACCGGGCGCACCGGGCCGGCCATGAGAAGTACCGCAAGGGCAAGGGCGCGGGCGCGAAGCTGCCCATGAGCGGCGCTCTGGCTGCCGCTGAGACCTCGGGAGGGTCCAGCCAGAACAACGACGCCTTCGACATGGCCAAGCCGTCCCTGGACTCCTGGGAGCACTGGGACAATTCCGGGGGAGCACCGCGCCGGACGGAATCCAGCGGTTCGGCGTCAGACAGTGGTGGTGCCATCCCCAGCGTCGAGGAGCTGAGAAGGAGGACGGCGCATGGTTGACTTGCGGTCGCTGGGCCAGGTGGCCTACGACGCCTACGCGGAGGACGCCGGGTGGCTGAGCATCCGGGCCGAGCACCTGCCCCGGTGGGATCAGCAGGAGGCCGTCATCCAGCGGCACTGGGAGTCAGCCGCGCAGGCGGTGGCCTACATGGTGCGCGAGGGCCTGGCCCGGTGAGTGACGCCGGCATCCGGCTGGAGCACCTTCTTGAAGGGCTGGAAAACGGGCGCATCTCCCTGCCCGACGCGGTCAGCCAGGTGAAGAAGCTCGGGTTCGAGGAGCCGCCGGCCAAGGGCGCGCACCAGCGCATGGCCGAGGACGCCAACGGCGACCCCGAGGTGCCCGCTGACCACTCCTTTTACCAGGTGTCCCGGGCGTACACCCTGGGCCGGATTACCCGGTACCAGTACGAGCAGCTCGCGGCTGCCGCTTCACACTCTGCTTCCCAGACGCAGTAAACGAAACGGATTCCCCGGCAGGAAGTAGATTAGCCGCCCCGCCGCCCGATTCAGCGGTCGTGCCTACCCTCACTGTCTCGCTGCACGCCGTCTTCGCCCAGCTCGCGGATTACATCGCCCTGGTCGTGCGGAACAACCCCTACGGCAGTGCCGACGCGCTGCTGGCCAGGCCGGACATCGAGGCCCTGCTCGCGCAGGCGCTGGAAGACGCCCGGAACCTGGCTGTCGCTGAGCTGGAAGACGAATGGAACTCGGCGGACGCCGCTCAGACTGCGTACTACCAGCACCTGCTCGACGACATCGAGGCCCAATACTCCCTGCCGCACCTGCGGCACGCGATCCGGCACGCGCACGCCTCGGTCCCGCACGCTCATTTCATTGTGGGTGTCACACCGCCCGGCACGGTCCCGCACATGGAGGCCGCCATCCGGCGGGCCGCCGCCGTCCGCCGCGCTATCGTGGGGTTTGCGAGAGACCGGCTCCTTAGCCACGGGCTGTCACTCCAGGTCGCCAGGGCTGCCGCCCAGACCGCAGCAGTCCTGGAGGCCGGGGCCGAGCGGGAGGCTGCCGGGGAGCAGGTCCGCAAGCGGTGGGTGGCCAGGAGGGACGGCAAGACCTGCATGTGGTGCCGGTTCCTGGATGGCACTACGGTCCCCCTGCATGCCCAGTTCCCGCTCCCCGGCCCGGTCGCCGTCCAGCATGAGACGGCCACCCGGCACGTCGCCACCCCGGCCGGGGAGGACCGGTACCACCAGCGCATCGGCACTGCCATCATCTGGACGCACCCGCCCAGGCTGTACCACGGCATGCTGCCCGGCCCGCCGCTGCACCCCCGGTGCCGGTGCAGGATCGTGCTCGTGCCCGTATCATCAGACGGCGGCCAGGCTGCTCCCGGCGGACGGTCCCCCGCTCCCCAAGCTGCCGGTGAGTTCCTGGCTGCCGCTGACATCCGCGCCCTGCCCGAGGCGAGGTACCGGTCCCTCATGGCGTTCCTCCGGGCCGCCGTGCACGAGCTGGGCATGGCGCTCAGGAGGCTGGCAGGGCTATGACGAGGCTGGATGACCTGAGACGTGAGCTGGCAGAGCTTGAGCGCAAGGAGGCGCGGGAGCACTACCGCCTGCTGTTCGAGGTCCAGGCCCAGGCGCGCGAGTTCGGCCGCCAGGTCATGTCCGCAGGCGGCGGGTGGCGGGGTTCGTACTACGGGGCCGTGGTGGCGACGTATCCCGAGAACAGCCGCGTTGCCCGCCCTGATTCGTGGCACTGCCATCACGAGCACGACACGGACGTGGCGGCGGAGCAGTGCGCGCTCAACGAGGTACGCCGCCTGGGGGCCGGGGGTGCCTACGCGGTGTGCAGCAATGGCCCGGACTGCCCGGCCGAGGAGTGCCGCAGGGACTGGAGGCACCGGAAGGCATGGGGAACCCGGTGACGCACCAGAAGATCACGCTCCGGTTCAACTGCGCGGCCTGGCCCAACGGCTGCCTGAGCTTCCTCCAGTTCGAGGCCCCGCCCGGCATGGTCCTGCCCGCCTTCAACCCCGCCAGCCATGCTGCGGTGACGTTTCGGGACGCCTTCGTGGAGCAGGACATGGACGAGCGGGTCGAGTGGTACCTGCTGGAGCACGACTGGCGGCGCGTCGGCGGCCGGTGGGTCTGCCACCGGCACCCGGAGAAGCCCGGTGGCTGACGTGACCAGGCGGTTCCGCGCCGAGAATGACAGTGCCCTGCTGTACAACATTGCCATGGCCACGGTGGTGGAATACGCCCGGGACCACGAGGTTGACTTCATCGTAGGGCCGCTTGACTCTGGTAAAATGGTAGAGCAGGGCCTGTGGCTGTCGGGTCCTGACCTGGAAGGCGTCTCCGATGCCATTACCAGGGTCCCGGGCCTGCATGAGACCGACGCCTGAAGGGAGGTGGCATGGCACTCCCGTCGTGGCCGGATGACACGCCTGAGCACAAGAAGCTCAAGGCGCACTACGCGCACCTGGCCAAGGACAAGAAGAACATCGTGCTGGCCGCTTCCGGGCTGGTCGCCCTGGCGGATGCGGGAGGCGGGGATGCCGGGCCGGGCGCGGGAGCCCCCGGTGCCGGGCTGCCCGGCCAGACCATCTCCGAGGCGGCAGCCGGTGCCGCTGGCCCGGCCGGCGCAGGCAAGACTGTCAAGGGAGGGCACGCCCCCAAGAAAATCGCCAGCGCCCTGGGCGAGGAGAAGTTCCACGGCAACATCGGGGACTTCATCATCCCGCACGGCAAGGAGCACTGGGTCGCCGGGCAGCCGGGGCACATGGTGCACTCCATTACCCCGGAGCTGTGGAAGGCCAACCAGTGGAAGCCGGGGGACGCCAAGCAGGCCGTCGAGCAGGGTACTCACCACTACGTGCAGGCCGGGAACCACACCTACGCGGTGCACAACGGCCTGGAGGTGCACGTCCCCAAGGACGTGGACACCGGCGACGAGGCGCAGGTCAAGAACGCGCCCAAGATCGTGGTGAAGAAGGGGCCGAACCCCGAGCACGTCGTGCTGCACCCAGGTGACGACGACATGCCGGGCAAGCCGGTGCCCACGTCGGCCATGGCCATCGGCAACCTGGCCGCGCACTACAAGAAGCTCCCCGAGCCCGAGCCGAAGAAGGCCGTCACCATCGGCGGCAAGCATGCTGCCTGGGTGCCGCACCACTGGCAGGTGCACAAGTCGTCCACCGCCCCCGAGGACAAGCTGACCGGCAAGTTCGCCAAGGACCCGGATACCGGGGACTGGCACTACGTCGGCAAGACGGGCAAGGTCGAGAAGATCAACCCGCCTACCGCCGCCAACCTGGAGAAGTGGGCTGCCAAGGGCCAGCTGGTCAAGGAAGACCACGAGACGCACGAGCCCGCGCCGTCGCACGTCGCACCCACCACCCCCAAGCCTGAGCCGCCGCCCGCGCCACCGGAGCCTGCCAAGGTGACGCCCATGGTCAAGGTGGCTGCCAAGCCGGCTCCCGCCGAGTCGACCGGCGCGGAGGCGGTCAAGGTGGACATCGGCGGCATCCCGGTGACCAAGGAGGAAATCCACCACGCCATCAGCGTGCTGAACTCCAAGCTGTCCACCAACGTCAAGGGGCCGCTGAAGAACGCCGGGAACCCGCTGGCGGACATGGATTACATGGCCGTCTCCAAGGCCGAGCTGGCCAAGTACCCGGGGCTACTAGTACCGAAAGGTACCAAGGCCAAGCACGTCGGCCAGGTCAAGCTGGCCATACTGCACCACCTGGCGGGCAAGCTGGACGAGCTGAGCGCCACCGAGGCCGAGCAGCACGTCACCGAGGAGACCACGGCCAAGGCCGAGGCCGCCGCCGAGCACGCCCAGGACCTGACGCCGCACACCTACAGCTGGGGCGGCAAGACCGCCACCAAGGAACAGCTCCAGGAGGCCGCCGACTGGCTCCAGCAGACCATGGGCGGCAAGCAGAGCTTCAGCCAGGCCATGAAGAAGACGGGCAACCCGCTTGCCACCGCCGACTACATGGGCGAGGCCAAGAAGTACAAGACGGCCCACCCGGACACGGCCAAATCCTGGTCCACCAAGCTGCTCATGCTGGAGTCACTGAAGGAGCACGCCGGCGAGCTGGCCAAGGCTGACCAGGAGACGGGTCACGACCAGTCAGCGGAGCTGCACGCGCTGGCCGGGCAGAAGGTCAGCGCGCTCAAGCCCGGGTGGGCGAACAACCCGCACGGGGCGGTCGCCGCCGCGCTGCTCTACGCGCACCACAACAAGGTCAACACCTACGCTTTCGCCAGCCACGCCACTCCCGGCACCTGGGAAGTGGACTTCAGCCCGCCCGCCAAGGGCTACAGCTGGTTCACCGCCTCGCCCGAGCACAAGGTCACCATGACCATCGGGGGCGAGCAGAAGGACTACGCGGCGGACATGACGCTGGCTGACGCCAAGTCCTGGATTAAGCCGCCCCCGGAGGCCGTGCCCGAGCCTGAGAAGCCCCCGGTTGCCCCGCCCAAGGAGGAAGTCAAGCCGTACCCGGCGGAGGCCAAGCCGCCCCCGAAGCTCAAGGTCAACGTCGTTGAGCCAGTAAAGATCAACTGGCCCAAGCCCGAGGCTGAGGCCCCGAAGCCCGAGCCGCTGCCCGAGCCCGAGGTCAAGGTCCCGCCTGCGCCACCCCCGGCAGCGGAAATGTTCCCAGACGACTGGAAGGCCGCTGCCCCGGACTGGAAGGACATCAACCAGCTAATCCTGCTGGCCACGTCCAAGGACGTTCCCGGGGTGGCCGGGGACGTGGACAACGCGCTGGCGTCCGCGTTGTGGGGGTCGGCCAAGCTAAACGCCACCCGGTACATCCTGGCCAAGGAGGGCGGCGGCTGGAAGTTCTCCAAGACACCGGGTCTGACCGGGGCCTGGGGAGCGCCCGGGGAGCTGTACTACCGGATTACGCCGGACCACCAGGTCATCCTGGTCGGCAAGGACGGCAGCGAGACCGCGTTCTCCAGCGGCATGGTGCTCAAGCTGGCCCAGCTGCTCAAGAAGGAAGAGCCCAAGCCTGCGCCTGAGCCGCCCAAGCCTGCGCCTGAGCCGCCCAAGCCTGCGCCTGAGCCCGAGGCCAAGGCTGAGCCCGAGGCCATGCAGGACGTAATGGTCAAGGGCAAGACGGTCGCCCAGGTTCCCAAGAGCGCGGTCATTTACCACGGGACCGGGGCCTACCCGGAGTCCGCGAACTTCAAGTACGTCAAGCTCAAGGACGGTACTTGGCAGAAGTACGGCAGCCTCGGCACCTACGGGGAGCCGTCTGCCGGGAAGTACGACCAGTGGGTCACAGGCGGCCAGCTGGTACCGGAGAAGATCGAGAAGGCTGCGCCCAAGCCCGCCGAGCCACCCAAGCCCGAGAAGGTCTGGCTGCCCGGTATCGGCAAGGACATCTACATAGGCGAGCCGGGGGATTCCACCTGGCAGGACACCCAGGAGCCGGGCTACGGCACCTACATCAAGCACGAGGACGGCACCTGGTCCCTCCAGTACGCCGGCGGCGGCGTCCACATCCTGGGCACGAACGCGGCGCTGGACAACTGGATCGGTAACGGGCTGCTCAAGCCGCTGTCGGCCAGCGCCAAGCTGCTGGCGGAGACCAGCGGGGCACCCGAGCACGCGCCCGAGCCGGACGTGGAGCCGCACCTTGCGCCCAAGGCGGAGCCGGCCACCAAGCCGCTCACCATCAAGGGCAAGGGGGTCGGCAGTATTCCCGCCGACGCCACGGTGTACTGGCACGCCGCCACGGCCAAGACTCAGGACGACGCGGCGGCCTACTACGTCAAGTACGGCGACGGGTCCTGGGGCATCTTCGTCCAGGGCCAGCAGGGGGATCAGGGCACCAGCGAGCCGCAGAAGCTCGACGCGCTGGCCGCCGGCGGGGCTCTGGTGGAGTACGGCAAGGAGAAGCCGGCCGACGTCGTCACCGAAATCCCCGCCATCCTGGATAACAAAATCCTGGGCATGGTCCCGGCCGGGTCCAAGTTCTACAGCGGGCCGAAGCCCGAGTACGGGTACACGCCCTACTACGTGAAGCAGCCGGACGGGTCATGGCTGGAGAGCAGCTACGGCAACAACCTGTCCAAGAGCTACTACGGCGGGGATAAGCAGCTCGCGGCGGGCACCATCCACGAGATTCCCGCGCCCACCGAGCAGGAGATTGCCGAGGCCAAGGCAATCGCGGAAGTCAAGACGTGGGCGCATACCGCCGCCATCTCCAAGGCCGACGCGGACAAGAGCTGGAAGGGCCAGGTCGCGGAGAAGCTGAGCGGCAAGAGCCACTACGCCTCCCAGGCCCAGTACATCTTCCAGTACGCCGGGGGCGGCGGCTGGGGAAGCGCCGGCTACACCCCGCACAACGCCAGCGAATACTGGCACTTCAATCCCGAGAGCCTCAAGGTCCAGCACCACTTCAAGCCCAGCCCGCAGTACCCGGAGGGGCTGACGGAGGACATCCCGGTCTCCGAGATCATCGACCACGTCAAGCAGGCGCTCACCCCCGGCGCGGTCACCGTCGACGGCAAGGTCTACAAGTTCGGGTTCTACTACAGCCCCAAGGGCAAGGCGTTCCTGGAGGTCAAGGAAGCCAAGAACTACGGCAAGTACCACAAGCACAAGTACGGCAAGCCCGGCGGCACCGCCGCATTCATCTGGCACGACACCTCGGGCAACACCGCCGCCAAGACCCCCTCCTTCGCCGCGTCTCAGCTTCAGAAGAACACCGAGTACTGGGAGACCGAGAAGCCGCTGGTCCCCAAGGCGTTCTTCGCCAACAAGTACGCCACCACCGCCGCGCCCGGCAGCTACAAGCTCTGGTCCGACGCCCATGGCATGAACGGCAGCGAGCACATCACCGTCCACGAGGACGGCTCGGCGCTGTGGCAGGACCCGTCGACCGGGGAGCACGGCACGCTGTTCGGCACCACGTCCTCCATGGAGGGCGGCATGGTGCTGGACAAGTACGGCAATACCGTGGTCGAGCCGGGCACCATGCCGTCCGTGTACCACCTGTTCGGCGGGCAGGGCATGACCTACATGGAGGTCGAGGGCCTCCGCAACAAGCTCCAGCAGACCGGCGGGTACAAGTGGGCTCCGGTGTTCTGGGCCGGCATCGGCGTCCCGCAGGACGAGGCCATGAACCGGGTCCTGGCCTTCGTGGAGGACAAGGGCCTGTCCGGCAACGGCGAGGACCAGTACCACGCGCTGATGGGCCTCATGAACGAGCTGCTGAGCATCCCGCAGCAGCAGGCCGGGGCCAAGGCCGAGGCCCCGGCTGAGGTCAAGTTCCTCAAGGGCCTGCCGCCCGGCATCTACGGCCCCAAGGACATCTTCAGCTTCGCCGGCCAGGGGTACGCCAAGCCGTTCGACGGGTCACTGGCGAACGACGTGCTGGCCGCCATGGGCTCCCCGCAGCTGGCCTCGGTCATCGAGGCCGTCAGCGAGCAGTACGGCGGCGGCAAGGTGGTCGGCACCCACAAGTCCGGCCTGACCAAGCCCGAGCGGCTCGCCTGGCTGCACGCCTGGAAAAAGGGCGACATGCAGACCGTGTTCAACCTGGACGCCAAGGGCGGGAAGGTCAGCCCGGCCCACCCCGGCGCACCGGAGAACACCGTCACGCACCACATGACCTGGGCACCGTGGGACAGCGGGCAGATTCCGGCCAGCCAGACCATCGAGGGCAACTGGTCCGACCCGGGCATCACGCCGCTGAAGGACGAGGTAGACAACTACCTCATCAAGGTCAATGTCCAGCACGCCGCGTACCTGAGCGCCAAGGAGCGCCGGCTGCTGGTCAAGCTGCACCGCAACGGGGATCAGGAAGCCGTCGACGAGCTGTCCCGCACCGCCGCCGAGCGGTACCAGGGCAAGGAGCAGCCGCTCACCGCGCCGCCCGTCTGGCACGACACGCTCACCCCGGCCAAGAGCTACAGCGTCTTCCTGGAGGACGCCACCCCGGCCAAGTCCTGGACTAACGAGGCCACCCAGGACTTCGTGAACCACAACGAGGCCGCGCTCGCCCCGTTCGCCCAGCAGCTCATCAGCGACCAGGGCTCCAGCCTTACCCCGGCCGAATGGCTGCACCAGAGCGGCTACTACGCCAAGCCCGCCGTTCAGGCATACCTGGACGACGTGGTGGCCAAGGCCAAGGAAGAAGAGCTGCGGCCCAAGTGGGAGCTGGTCGACGGCAAGCCCGGCTACGTGCGGGACCAGAACGGCAACACCAAGCTGTGGTTCAGCGGCACCAAGCCCGAGATGGCCTCGCGCATCGCGGTCAACTCGCTGGCCAGGGCCTTTGGGTTCAAGACGCCCAAGGCCGAGTGGGCCAAGCTGGAGAAGGACGGCACCCCCGGCATCCTCACCGACGAGGTGGTGCCGAAGGGCAGCCTGGCTCACGTCGCGGGCGGCCTGACCAGCCTGACCGACAAGCAGCTCGCGGACATCGCCCGCGAGCACGTGCTGGACTACCTGCTCGGCAACCCGTCCTCCACCGCCGGCAGCTACCTGGTCATGCACGACGGGTCCGTGGTCAGCGCCGGCAAGCCCGGCGCGTTCACCGGCCTGAAGTGGCAGGGCGCGAGCCTGGATCATCTGGACGAGCAGTTCAAGCAGCCTGTCTCGCTGCTGTTCGACTCCATGGCCAGCGGCGGGGTGTCCAAGGCATCCGCCGACGAGGCGTACATCGGCGCGGTGCGGGTCGCGCAGCGGATGTGCAAGCTGCCCGACGCCCGGTTCTCCCAGCTGCTCGGCGGCACCGGGCTCAGCACGGCCGGGGTCGCCGCGCTGGTTGCCCGCAAGAACAGCCTGGTCAATGACATCACCGCGCTGTGGGACAGCGCCTACGCCAAGCTTGGCTGGACCCCGCCCGAGGTGCCCGTCACCGCGCTGGAAGGCGGTGCGCACTCCGGGTTCTCTGAGGTCGACGGCATGGAGCACGTCGCCAGTGCCAAGAGCGCCGGGGTTGCTTTCTTCTTCGACGAGCCCGGCCTGGCCCGGGGTGCCGTGCACGTCTGGCAGGAAATCAACCCCAGTGGCAAGCCCGCTACCCGGGGCGAGTTCGAGCTGCGCGGCAAGTCCCTGTCTGACCTCCTGGCCTGGGTTAAGAGCCACAGCGGGGAGGCCGCCAAGCTCGCGCCCAAGGACGAGTACGAGTTCCACCAGGCCATCCTCACCGCCGCCGAGGCGGTCAGCACGCACTCGCTCACCCCGGAGAACCCCTACGGCAAGAAGTTCGTCCTGTACGGCCCGATTAGTGATGCGGCCCTGCTGGCCATGAACGAGGTCAAGGACAAGCTGGAGCAGCGGCTGCACGAGTCCGAGGCGGCGCTGGAGGCGGGGGCGTCCAGCGCCAAGTACCTGGCCGCGCTGGATAAGTACGGCGACCCGCACGCGGTCGTGGAGATGGCCAAGTTCTACCTGGATCAGATTCAGAAGGTGAACCTGGCCAAGGTGCAGGACACCATACCGGAGGTAGGCGACTTCCCCGCCTTCGAGCTGAAGGGGAAGGTGTCAGAGGCAGCCGGCGGCATCCAGGTCGCCGGCCCCAAGACGGCCACCCGGCAGCTGGGCACCAATTCGGCTAACCTCACCGCTGACAGCTGGCAGCTGGACCCCAAGACCGGCGAGCTGGTGCTCAAGGCCGGGCTGCTCACGCACTATGCCGGCAGCGTGTACGAGGTCAAGCTGCCGACCGGGGAAGTCATCGAGATCAGCGACCCGGCCAACAGCCCCAAGGCGCAGCAGGGCCGGGTCCGGTTCCTGGCCGTGCACGACCAGGGCTCCAGCTCGCTGGAGAATGTCCGGGGCTTCCTCCAGGAGGCCGGGCTGCCCATGAAGGAAGCCACCCAGGGGGCCATGGAGAACCTGTACTGGCGGCTGGCCGCCGCCGACATGGGTGACCGGGCCGACCGGCAGAATCCCGCGCAGAAGAAGATGTGGGGGGCGCTGGCCAAGGGCTCGGGCATCCCTCTGTCCCAGATTCACGGCCCGGTGCGCGGAATGATCGACAAGCTGGCCGCCCTGGGCCTGCCCGCCGAGGACGAAGCCAAAATCTGGCGCGAGGCCATGGCGCACATGGCCAGCCCGGAGAAGGTCAAGGCGTGGGCGGACAGCCAGGGGTACATGCCGCACTTCAACCACTACAGCATGCACGCCAAGACCGTGCCGGGCGGCAAGCCCATCTGGTACCGCTTCGACGTGACCCCGGAGCAGGTGGCCAAGAAGGCTTTCCTCATCAACAGCTTCAACGCGGACGGCGGCCCGGAGCGGGATGCGGTGCTGGTCGCCCGGTCAGGCGGCCTGTACTCATCCGAGGCCCGGCTCCGCGCGCTGGGTACCCACAAGCCCGGCATGAGCTGGGACAGTGACCAGCAGCACGGCAGTTCCGGGTTCGTCTTCCTGCGGCAGAACCTGTCCGGCAGCAGCTACCACGTCTGGGTCAGCCCCCGGGTCACCGCCCAGCTCGGCAGCTACAGCTTCGGCTCCGACAAGTTCGGTGAGGTGACATCCCGCAAGGAGTATTCCCACTGGGACTACGGCCACCACACCCAGCACAGCGGCGGCGGGAACGAGATGATGGTGCCGGACGCCATCAGCCTGCTCGACGACATCGAGGTGCTCAAGGCGTACAGCGAGACCCAGCGGCAGAAGATCATCAAGGACCTGAAGGGGTTCGGCATCACCGAAATCCGGGGCCTGCCGGTCGAGGACCGCATTGTCACCGAGTACGGCGTGAGCACGGCGCTGGACAAGGCCCGCAAGGCGCTGGAGAAGCAGGCCGGGACCTGGTTCGTGCCAGCCGCCCCGGTCGACTGGAGCGTGGCCGAGCTGCCTGCCGACGCCACCGCAGCGGAGAAGGCCGCGCTGAAGGGCCAGCAGGCCATGGACATCGAATCCCAGGCCGGGCTCACCGCCGAGAAGCACCAGGACGCCTTCGGCAATGAGTACGTCACCCTCAACGTGCCGGTCGCCACGAGCACGGCCAACATCACGTCCGGCACCATCCACTCCAAGCACCTGTACAGCGGCCCCCTCGTCCAGTGGCAGGTCGAGCCTGAGCTGTACGCCGACATCAGCGGCAGCCAGGGTTACACCACTGCCAGCGGCACGTTCAGCTACAGCCCCCCGGTGCAGTCCGGTGGCCTCACCAACGCGCAGCTGAAGGACATCATCGCCAAGCTGGCTATCCCTGCCAGCACCACGAGTGACGGTGACGGTGACGGGCTTGACCACGACCCGGTGTGCACGACGCCTGGGTGCACCTGCCCGTTCCACCAGGGGGAGAAGCCGTGACCGACGAGCAGGTGGCCCGCTGGCAGGCCAAGCTGGACCGGGAGTTCCCGTACGGCCTGCTCGCGTACTTCGAGGAGCGCAACCACGCCAACTACCACGTCCCCCGGGTGGTGGTGACCGGCATGGCCGGGCTCGACCCGGTGGTCTGGTTCCCGGTCTACTCCGGGTCGCACAAGGTGTTCGGCCCGCTCCAGGTGCTGTCCTACGAGCAGTTCCGGTCAGCCCCCCGGGCCGTCCGGGTCCGGTTCGACACCATCGACCAGACCATGGTCTGGTCGGGCAGCCTGCAACCGGAGATGGTCCGGCTCATGGAGAAGGACCGCCAGGATTCCATTACTGCCGTGCCGCACGGCGGAGACACCGTGATACGAGGGGAGCCGGACAAGTGAAGGCACTGGTCTACGAATCCAAGCTGGGGCCGACCGTCGTGTTCCTCCCCCCGGTCAAGGGGAAGGTGCCCGACTCGGCCGCCATCCCCGCCGACGAGGACATCACCGGGCAGGCGTACGGGCAGATGGCGGCAAGGGGCACCAAGGCCAGCTGGAGCCAGCACGTGGCCATGCTGGAGCAGCTGCCGCCCTACTTCGGCCGGTGGTACGAGATCGACGTGCCGGACGGGTCCACCGCCCGGTACGCGCTGACCCTGGCCCGGCACCAGGCGGCCAGCGAGGCGCTGACGCCCGTACAATCACCGGCATGATGAACAAGGCACCTGCATAGGACACGCCCTGACATCGCCTGAGTAGCGGGGGCCGGGTTGCAGGCCCGGCCTCTGCGTCATCTGACGCATTTCCGTATAACACGCTGACAGTTCTGGTACGAAGGGACTACTCAACGTGTTCAGCAACGGAAACAGCTTCACGATCGGTGACGGCTTTGCCAGTGGTGACGAAATGACCGGGCCTGCCGTCTTCAACGGCGAGGTCATCATCTTCGAGGACTGGCACTCCCGGTTGCAGGCAGCCATCCAGCCGGGAGCGGTCTCCTAGGGCTATCCGATTCTCCCTGCATGGGAGACCTGCTCATCATCCCCTCGCCGCGTGACGCCGAGGGCTATGTCCCGCTGACGCGGAGCCGGCAGGGCCGGCTGTTCCGCAAGCACATCCTGAACCTGGGCCAGCTCAGCTACGAGGGCCAGACCTTCAACCTGGACGACAACTGGTACGCCAGGCTCAAGCACAACTTCAACTCGGGCGTGGCCGACATCGTCCAGGTCCCGCTGGCCGACGCGCAGAACCGGCACAGTGAGGACCCGTCCCGCAACCTCGGTGAGGTCGTGGACGTGGAGCGCGACGGCAAGAAGGTCTACGCCGTCATCGACGCGCGCCAGGATGCGGAGAAGTTCGGCAAGACCTACCTCGGGTCCAGCGCGTTCCTGCACATGAACTACAAGGACACGGCCACGCAAGAGCGCGTCGGGCCGGCCCTGCTGCACGTCTGCGTCACTAACCGCCCGTACATCACCGGCCTTGAGGACTACCAGGAAGTCATCGCGGCCACCGCCGATGAGACAGAGGACGACATCATCGTGCTGGGCGGACAGGAGACGGTGGCTATGACCAAGGAAGAGCTGCTGGAGCAGCTCAAGGCCGAGCACGGCATTGACGTGGAGGCGCTCACCGAGCAGGCCAGCGCCAAGGCCGACACCGCCCAGCTCACCTCCGCCATCATGGACGCGCTGAAGGACACCGGGGCCGGCGTCAAGCTCAGCGACGGCCAGCTGGAGGCCGGCGACGTGGTCGGCGCGATTGTCGAGCTGGCCGGCAAGAACGAGGTGCTCACCGACCAGGTGGCCACGCTGACCCGCAAGCAGGCCGAGCGCGAGGTCGACGGGTACATCAGCGTCGGGCGGCTGCTGCCCAAGAGCCGCAACCGGGCGATTGAGGAAATCCTGCTCGGCCGGGGCGTCGAGGACTTCCTGTCCCCGGAGAAGGAGCCCTACGTCCGGCTGAACGACCAGCACGGCCAGGCTCCCCCGGACGGCGAGCAGAAGCAGCAGGAGAACGTGGACGAGGAGATCATGCGGCTGACTGCGCAGCACAGCCAGATGTTCTCCAAGGACAAGAAGTAACGGGACCCGGTAGCTAAAGGAGCAGCAGGCCATGCCAGCGGATTCCTTCGAGTTTGACCAGCCACCTGGCTACGTCAAGCCGACTCATGAATACGGCACGCCGTTCGGTGACGAGTTCCACGCTGAAGTAGTCGCGGAGCTGATGCTGAGCATGGCCGGGTACACCCAGCGCGGCGTCATGCTCGCGCCCGGCCAGGGTGCCCTGCCGACCGGCTGCATCCTGGGCAAGGTCACCGCCACCGGCCTGTACTACGCCTACGACGGCACCGCCACGGACGGCCGCCAGGTCGCGCTGGGCGTACTGCGGGACGCACGCGATACTGGCGGCCTCGGCTACACCATCGCCCAGTACAACACCGCGTTCGGCACTGCGCTGGTGGCCGGCCATGTCGTCGCCTTCCCGGCCAGCCCTGCCGGCAAGGCCCCGGCCGGCCAGCTGGGCAACCTGGTCTACCGGGGGATTCTGAACGCCAACCTGGTCAGCGGCACGGACACCGGCACCATCGTGACCGGCACCGGTGGCGGCGTGGTCGCGGCCACGCTCACTGCCATGGGCGCGCGGGTCGCCCCGTTCGGCGGGTCCATCGCTGCCAGCCCGCAGGGTGCCCCGTTCCCCGGCGGTCCCATGGACGGCCAGACGGCTGCGTCCGGCGTTAATGCTTTCTTGTTCTAGGTGTTTGCTTAGTGCCGTACGCTGACGGTATCCAGCACGGCTGAGAACCCCCCCACTCAGCACTGCATCACCCGGCCCCTGCCATCCCCCCCCCGGCAGGGGCCGAGGCATGTCCGGGCGCATGCGGGTCGATTAGGACAGGCATAGGCCAGCCAAGTGGCCCTGAGACACGGGCGGCGCAGGCCGGGCACCACGGTGTCGCTGCAACCGGAACGCATCGACTCGGGAGTAACCGGATATGCCAGACATCAGCCTGCTGGAGCCCGTCGTCCTGCGCGGGGTGGTCGAGAAGTTCATGGTGCCCGACACGCTCATGATGCTCAATCGCCTGGACCAGACGCCGTGGCCGTTCCCGTCCGCGACCTGGGACGTAATCAAGGGCTCCAGGATGGTCGCCAAGCCCAACGTGCCCAACTCCGAGGCGCACATCATCTCGCGCCTGGGCAGGAGCCAGGAGTCGGCCAGCTTCATCTACCTTCGTGAGAAGAAGGTCTTCGAGCCCACCACGCTGCACTGGCTGCGCACGCCCGGCGAGCTGGCCCGGGTTAACGCGGAGAAGTCGGTCCTGCGCGAGGTGAACGACCTGAACCAGCGGTTCGACAACTTCGCGGAGTGGTCCATCTGGCAGGCCATGGGCGGCGGCATCAACTACAACTACGCGGAGATTCAGGCCACCGTGGACTTCAAGTTCCCGGCGTCCCACTTCGTCGTCCCGGCTGCGCCGTGGCTGTCCAACACCTCGCTGGTCTACATGGGCACCCAGGTCCCCGCAGCCAGCCCGCAGCCTCTCCCGAACACGCCGCAGACCATGGGCCAGGCGAACACCAACCTGTCCTTCGGCCAGACCCCGACCTACGCCAGCCCGTTCCAGATAATCGAGGACGTGAGAAGCTGGAAGAGGATTATCCAAATCCACGGCCGGGTCCCGGCCCGGGAGTGCTTCGCCACCACGGTCACCATGGCCGCCCTCATGGAAGCCTGGGTGCACGCCGGCGCGGGCAGTACCGTCAACATCCCGGCCACCATGATCAGCGACCGCATGAAGGACGAGTACTTCTCGTCCGGCATCCTGTCCGGCTTCATGGGCATGAACTGGACCACGGTCGAGCACGTGTACGAGAATGACGCCGGTCTCCTGACGTTCTTCGTGCCGGACGGCCAGATTTACATGGGCAACTACAGCGACCAGCGGCCCATGGAAATGCTCATCGGCCCCACGGCTGATGATGAAGCGCCTTCTGGGTTCACCGGGAAGTATGCGAAGACCTGGAAGGAGAAGGACCCGAGTGCCAGGCAGTATCTCCTGGAGTGGCACCTGCTTCCCATCGTGACCCGGCCGGAACAGTTCCTGGTGGCAACCAACATCGTCCAGGCGTACGGCACGGCACCTGCCGGTTACTGGGCCGGCGGTGGCGGTACCATCGACTGACCTGGCTAGCTGGTACGCCTCGTCACAGGCGCACGAGAGCCCCGCAGCGCAGCAGCGCGCGGGGCTCTCGCGTATGTACCAGCGGAGCCGTGGTGCTGGCCCCTACGGGCTGGTCCCGAGACCGAGGTTCCGGCTTTGCCATGGCTTTGGCTGGGGCCGGGCCAGCACCCGGTGCCGCGTTTGCCTGTTGCCAGGCGGGTAGTAGGCGGCCATGATTATCGTTGGCGCGTTGCTGCTAATCGCGGGCGTGGTTACCGGCATCGGGATTTTCTGGACGCTCGGCATCATCGTCCTGGTCATCGGGCTGATTCTGTGGCTGGCCGGGTCGGTCGGCCACCCGGTTTACGGGCGGCGCTGGTACTGGTAGGACAGAGGCAAGTGGGAACCTAGGCGCACGATACGGAAAGGGCGCGCGTCCGGCGGCAGGTGAGGGTTTAGACCGCGCTGCGCCAGGACGATTTCCTGTCCATGGCGAAGCAGTACCGGCTGCACTCCTACGACGTCCGCCCCCGCGTCGGGGACGAGAACGCCGAGGGCGCGCATGCCCACATGGATCAGATGGTGGCGGACGGCTGGGTCATCCACACCGCCAACGTGACCTACCCCGAGGCCAGCATCCTCTGGGAACGGGACGCACCCGAGGAGGCGGAAGGCCCGGCCCCGGCCAGGGAGGCGGCTCAGCAGAAGGCCGGCACGGCCAAGGAGCGGGGCCGGCGCGCGGGCGCACCCAGTGGCTGAGCTGGTCATCGCGTTCACCGTCAGCGGCCAGCGGGAGAAGTACCTGCGCCAGTCGCTGGACAGCTGGGCGAAAGTGCGCGGCGTGCAGGACGCCCACCTGCTGTTCTGCATCGAGCCGGGGAACTTCCCGGTGAAGGAGTTCGACGGCTGGGCGCACCGGGTCTTCAACAACGTGGGGATTGTCGTCAACTCATCCGTGCTCAATACCGTGGCCAACACGCGCAACGGCATTGACCTGGCCTTCGAGTACGGCGCGCGGTTTGCCGTCATCGCGGAAGAGGACATCGAGGTGGCGACGGATACGCTGGAATACTTCAGCTGGGCTGCCGGGACCTACGTCGGCAGCCCGGAGGTCATCGCCGTCTCCGCGCACTGCAAGGCCAGCAGCTCGGCGGACACCAGCGCGGTGGTCCGGGCCAGCTGGTTCAGCCCGCTCATCAGCGGGACCTGGAAGGACCGCTGGGAAGGGTACATCCGCCCGGAGTTCAAGGGCTGGGCCGACCCGCAGTGGGGCGACCCGTCGCGCAGCCAGGCGTGGGACACCAACCTGCGGGCGCAGGTCCAGCGGGACGGCCGGTTCTGCCTGTTCCCGACCTGGTCCCGGGCCAACCACATCGGGGAGTATTCCACCTGGCTGCTGCCGGTGCTCGCGGAGAAGCTGTTCCGCGACTCCCAGTCCGACTGCTTCAGCGCCAGCTACCCGCCCATGAGCTACCACGAGGTGCCGTTTGATAGCGTCCCGGGGCTGCTTGTATAGTCGGATGCGGGGCGGAGCCGTCCAGGCAGTTCAGAGGCTGTACGCCGACTGAGAGGCAGGCACCGCATTTCGCCTGGGAGAATCCCTGCCCGCTTCGCCTCGCTCATCGCAACTCATCGCAAGGAGGAAAGAAGAGTGCGTGTTCTGCGCCATCTCCTGCCAGACCCCTAGGGGGGCTGAGCAGGAGAGGGGGTGACACCACCCCGTGGCAAAGGAAAAGAAGGGCAAGAAGAACCGCAAGTGGGGCCGCAACCGCGTCAAGTGCGCGCGGTACGCGGCCCAGCACCGCCGGACGAAGAACAACCCGGCGCGCACCCAGCGGGACCCCGAGCGCAGCCCAGGTCGTAACCGGAGGAAGGCGAGCGCGTATGTCGGAAGCAAGCGATAGCACCCAGGAGCAGGCCCGGAGCCCCCGGGCCTGCTCGCTTCCCGGGGGGCGTTACCCGGACGGCTCGCGGCACCACGTGCCCGATACGTGCGGGCGCTGCGGCATCCCGGCCGAGAAGCACGAGCCCGTGGCTGGCTGCTGGTCGCCGGGCGTGAACGAGCCCTACTGGTGGTGCCCGCGCTGCGGCGGGGCCAGCGTGTGCGCGTGCCTGGGCTGCCAGACCATGAGGGCGCTGGCCAATCTGTGACGATAGCCTCGCCGTGACCGGAATCCGCGCCAAGGACGCTAAGATCGTGGACGTGCCCGCTGTGGCGCAGGCGCTGCTGGCCAGCCAGCGGGCAGGAAGCGCGACCTCTCTTCCGTTCCCGGCGGCTGGCGGCAGCGTCCTCACCCCCCGCGACCACGACGACAGCGTGCTCTGCGGCGCGTTCGGCCACCCCAATGTCCCCGGTGCCGCATTCTGCGCGGCGTGCGGACTGCCCATGGACGCGGCACCGGCCGGGGCTAAGCCCGAGCTGGTCCCGCCCAAGCCAGCCGCGCAGCTCACCGCCGAGGAGCGGGACGCGCGGGACGCCCAGCACGCTGCCGCCGTCACCGTCACCGCCCAGTTCGAGCAGGCCCCCGAGCGGATTGTCCAGACGCCGGGCGAGGCCATTGTCATCCACTTCGTCGACGACGGGTTCACCTTCGCCGGCCGGGTCTGGTACCGGGGCCAGGAAATGGAAATCGGGCCGGGCCACCCCCGCTGGCCGGACGCCAGCAGGTGGATCATGCTGACCCGGTATGAGCAGGTAGAGCGGTACGGCAAGCAGTATTTCGAGCACGGCCCCTGGCCTGGCCGCCGGTCCTACACGGCCGGCCGGGGCATGTACGAGGAGCTGGCCACCATGGACAAGAGCGGGAAGTTCGCCGGGCCGACCGAGGACCAGCTCCGCCAGGCCGACGCCGCCGAGCAGGCGCGCGGCCGTGGCGTCCCCGCCCCGGCGTTCGGGTGATTCCATGCCGGTAACCATGATTCAGGTGACGGGCCAGAGCATCACCACGCTGGACGGCACCCCGCTCAACGGCTTCGTCCTGTTCAGCACGGACAAGGCGGTGGACATCCCCGACATGCCGGCCATCTTCCTGGGCTCGGCGGATGCTACCGTGCGCAACGGGGTCATGGACGCCATCAACCTGCCTACCACGGACAGCACCCTGCCCCCGTTCACCTACACCATCACCATGAGAATCAGCGGGCCGGACGGTGACGCCGACAACCAGGTGCTGACCGGCGTGCAGCTCCCGTCCACGCTTGGCCCCACCGTCGACCTGGCCTCGCTCATCTGACGTATCAGTCCAGGGGAGCCGGCGCGAAGGCTCTGCCTAGACCGTACGGCTGCCGTAGCTCCAGCAAGCTGCGGCAGTCAAGTCCTCCGTCTGGTTAAGGGCCGCTGTGAGGTAGTTTTACCGCCCAGGTGGTCTCACCCTTCTGCTGGAGGCAGGTCGGGAGGGCCGCGTCGGCTCCTTCACCCAGGGGTGCCGGCCGGCTGTGCCCTTGAGTTCCGAAGTCAGGAGATTCACCGGCCGGCAGACTTAAAAGGTTAGCTCCCACACGTTTCCTATAGTCGCGGTCCCGGCACCAGCCCGCGCGGCTCACCGATTTTCTTGAACATGTTCCCGGTGCCCACCCTCGGAGAGCTGGCTATCTGGTCCGGCCGCGCGGAAACCAGCTACACCGGCTACGCAGACTCGGCGCTGCTCCAGGCCACCCTCATCTTCACCACCGTTACCGAGCTGGGTGCGGACGACTGGGAAGGGCTGTCGCCCGACGATCAGCTGCTGGCCAACAACGGCATCATGGCCTACGCCGACTACATTTACTTGCGGCAGCCCTACCAGCAGATTCTCGCTTCCCCCATGGAGTCGGAGACGGTCGGGTCCTACACCTACTCCAAGCCGTTCCCGGTCGAGGCCCGCAACGTGCAGGCCATGGAGCTGAGCCTGGGCCTCCAGGCCACCGGCATCGTCATGTGGGACCTCGCGGTGCAGATGCTGTCCAGGCGGGAGCGCGCGGCCGGGGTCTTCTACGGGCAGGTCCAGGTCTTCGAGAACATCAAGGAGCGCTCCGACGCCGTGCTCTACCTGCGCAAGCACGAGGGCACGGGCCAGACCGTGCTGCTCGGCCCCGCTGACGTGGATCAGATTGAGGCCCCGTTCATCGCTGTCAACGCCGAGAACTTCCCGGTGGACCCGACGTGACCACCCCGTACGAGCCGAGGTTCACCGGGCCGAGCCCGATGCGGCTGCTGTACAAGAGCACCTGCCAGGTGTCCCGCCTCCAGCCCAGCCTCCAGCCCGGCGGCGGCATGAGCCTGGCCTGGGCGCAGCTGAGCACCATCGTGGACCCGTTCCTGGACGAGCCCGGCCTGCTCAAGTGCCTGCTCAACATCGGCCTGGTCCGGCCCGGCAAGGACGCCCCCGCCCCGTTCGTGGCCGGCCGTGCCCCCGACCGGGTCGGCGTGGTCTTCTACGACTGCGCCGCCGACACCATGGGCGTGCCGTTCGTCAAGGCCGGGGACCGGCTCCAGTGCGTGGCCGGGCCGGTCTACGGCATCTGGGAACTCCGCATGATCCCCGACGTCGAGCAGGACCTCATCGGCGCGCATCACATGGAAGCCCAGGTCATCGAGGTCAGCCAGGCCATCCAGCCCGGGTCCATCACCCCGTTCCCCGGGAGCGGGCCATGATCATCCGGTACGACGTCGAGCTGTACGGCCCGCACGGCGCAGGGTTCGAGCTGGACCGGCTGGAAGCAGGCCCCATGGGCCGGGCGGTGGGGCAGATGGAGGGGGCGCTGGCGCTCGGCTACACCATCACCGAGGGACGGGTGCACGTCATCACCGGGCACCTGAAGGGCAGCGGCCACCCGCACAGCGAGTTCAGCGGCGACACCTGGACCGGCACCATCGAGTACGCCCGCTTCCCCGGCATCTTCGAGCTGGCCAGGGGGGACGCGCCCACCAAGTACCACCCCTACCCCGGCCGCCACTACTTCTTCGACCCGGGCGGGCACGAGTTCGAGAAGGGCGTCCGGCAGGCGGTCTGGGATTGGGTGACGGACTGGGACGGCGGGGACGCCCCGTCCGGCGACCTGGAGTGGGCCTCGGGAGGCGGCTAATGGACAGCGTGGCCACGGGCGGGGTGCAGTACCTGCGCAAGTTCAGCGACGTCACCGGGCTGCTCGGGGCATTCCCGGCAGACGACCCGAACCCGTCCAACGCCGGGCAGCCCTGGCTGTTCGCGGACGCCAACGCCGGGGTGCTGGCCCGCGTCGAGTCCACCAGCGCCTCCGCCGTGGTGCTGGGCGACGGCGGCGGGTGGCAGCCCCCGCCGCAGTTCGGCACCCAGCGGTTCCGCCGGCTGCGGGTGGACGTGTGGACCGACCCGCTGCGGGATTCGCTGAACAACATCACCGAGTCCTCCGTCTACACCATGAACCGGTGCCTGGCCGTGTTCAATGCGGTGCACTTCCGGCTCCAGCGCACCGACCCGAACACGGTGCTTTTCGGTGACATGCTGACGCTCGCCTGTACGCTTCTGACCGAGCCTGTTATCTCGCCGCTCGTAGATGGCGATAACATGCTCCGTGGCACTGCTTACTACGGCGTTTTCTGGTCAGGCTGGGTCTAGCGGCGGGGAGTACCAGTGGGATCAGACGCACTGAAAGTTCTGGTCAAGAGTCCCTTCTCCGAGTACAGCGGCTACGGCATGGACGGGCTCGGCATGCTCCGGGCGCTGAGCCAGTGGGGCTGCGACGTCTACCCCCAGCCCACCTGGGTGGACGTGCCCATCCCGAAGGACCTGCTGCCGCTGTTCGCCAAGACGCTGGACCCCCCGTTCGACCTGCTCATCAACCACTGGGACCCGACCAACCTGTTCATCACCCGGGAGGCCCGGGGCATGAGCCGGATCGCGGTGGCCTGGACCATGTGGGAGTTCGCCGGCGGGCCGGGCAAGAACGGCAAGCCGGTCAGCGGCCTGGTGCCGCACTGCCCGCGCCGCACGACGCTCCCAGAGCGTCTCAGGTGGTTCGACATGGTGCTGGGCTACGACAACGTGTCGCTGGACGCCATCAGCCCGTACGTGCCGTCTAAGGTCCGCCAGGGGGTGCTCCAGGGCGGGTACGACTCGCGGCGGTGGAAGCACACCGGCCGGGATTGGACCGGGGAGCGGTTCCAGTTCATCATGCACGGCGCGCTGAACCGCCGGAAGCAGCCGTGGACCGCCATCCAGGCATTCCAGCGGCTCAAGTTCGACAAGGGCAGCGAGTTCGACGGGGCCAGGCTCGCGCTGCACACCTCCGCGCCAGGCACCCTGTTCCCCGAGCTGAATGAGCCGTTCGCCAAGTCGGGCATCAAGGTGTTCACCAGCGCGCTGGACAAGCAGGAACTGGACGACTTCTACGCGGCCGGGCACGTGCTGCTCGGCCCGTCCATGGGCGAGGGCAAGCTGCTGCCCGCGCTGGAGTTCATGACCACGGGCGGGACCTGCGCGGTGACCAACTTCGGCGGCCCGGAGCACTGGCTGCGCAGCGACTACGCCTACCCGCTGGACTACGAGCTGGTGCCCACCTTTGAGGACAAGCCGTGGGCCGCGCACAGCGCGCAGGTCGACCCGGACCACCTGGCCGAGGTCATCTGGCACATCTGGACGCACCGCGACGAGGCCCGGCGCAAGGCCGAGCTGGCCGCTGACATCATCCCCAAGATGTGTGATTGGCAGGTGGTCATCGAGGCGCTGTTCCGCCGCCTGGAGACCATCGACGGCCCCGGCCCGGAGGTCAGCCAGAAGGCCCTGGCCTGCCGCCGCCCGGCCCGGGGCGGCGACATCATCGGCTACGGGCACGGCCATGGCTGAGGTGTACAACGGCGTCGAGGTGGTGGAGCTGCGCTGCCCCGTCGAGTACTCCCGCCAGGACGGCAGCTGCCATCCCGGCAAGCTGCTCGCCCTGCTGCGGCTGACCGGCGGCCGTCCCTCCTTCGTGCAGCCGGACAACCTGATTGAGATGGAGTGCAAGGATTGCATGCGGCGGCTGCGCAAGGCCCGCTACGACGTGCGCCGCGTGCTGCACCGGTACGACATGGCCGGGGAGCTGATTGAGACGCTGGTGGTGGACGCCCAGCCGTAGGTGAGGGCATGAGCCTGGAGTGGGCCGGACGCGCCGCCTGCCGTGGCAGTGACCCCAAGCTGTGGTTCGGCCGGGTGGACGACATGCCGCCCGCCAGGGCGCTGGACGCCGAGGCATGCGGCCCGGAGAAGCGCCGCATCGAGAAGGCCAGGGCGTACTGCGCGGACTGCCCGGTGCTGCTGGCCTGCCGTGATCACGCGCTGTCCCTGCCCGAGGCGTATGGGATATGGGGCGGCACCACGCGCCGACAGCGCAGTGGCTATCTCAATGAGCTGCACGACCGCCGTCCCCGTGCAGGCAGGGAGTTTTCATGGTCGAGCTGACCGCCGTGCCAGCGCTGACACCGGACATGGAGGCCGATCAGTTCCTCCACCACGTCTCCGACGAGTTCGCCCAGTGCCGCAGCCAGGGGCATTCCTGGCCCAAGCTCAGGCCGGGCAAGGTGCCCAAGGGCATCCGGCTGGACCCGGTGAACCGCCGCCAGGGTGTCTACCAGGTCACCTTCATCTGCCCGGTGTGCAAGATGGAGAGAATGACGACCACGCTGCCCAAGGGCGTGTTCGACAAGGACACCATCTACGTGTACAAGCAGCCGGCCGGGTACGCCGCGCCGAAGGGGTCCGGGCTGACCCCGCGCGACTTCATGCAGGAAGTGTTCCGCCGGACGCTTGAGGACCTGATCACGCAGGCCCCGCCGACTCCCGCGCCCAAAGCGCCGGCCAAGCCGAAGGTGCCGGCGTCATGAGGGAAATCATCTTCGCGGACTGGGACGACTACGACCTCCGCGAGGGCCGCAAGACCCACGCGGAGCAGACCGTGCTCATCGGCCGCGACGGCAAGTGGAGAGAGCTGGACCTTTCCGAGGAGAACGTGGCCAGGCTGAATGCCGTGCTGGCCCCGTGGTGGGAGGCCGGCCGCACCCCGGAGAAGGAAGTCGGCAAGGGTCCGCTGGACAGGAGCCGCCCGGAGAGGGAGAGCCCCGAGCCAGCCGCAGACCGGTCCAACGGAGCGCGGCCTACCAGCAGGCGTCACGGTACCCCGGAGCGCCGGGCGTACTTGCTCGGGCTGCGCCAGTGGGCCGACGCGAACGGGTTCACCTACACCACCAAGCCCACGGACGCGAACGCGCACGGGTCCTACTACTATCCGAAGACGCTGGCCGACGCTTACGCCGAGTACCTGCGGCAGCAGGAGCTGCTGGGTCAGGCAGCGAACCAGGCTGAGGCCGGGCGGCAGGACCAGGAAGCGGGGTAGAGCCAGACCTGGGCGGCATGCGCAAGACCCCCAAGGACATCCACCGCGCCCGCGTGGAGGGGGACACCATGCCGCCCAGGTGGTGGGTTATCTGGCAGGGCAAGCCGGGCAGGCCCGGCAGCGTGGTGCTGGGCCGCACCGAGCGGCTGGAGCAGTACCCCTACCACCGGGCCTACCCGGCGACAGGGGAGTGGCCCGAGCGGATAAAGACGTGGGTAGCTGCCGTGCAGTACCTCAAGGACGTGCACGAGAGCCATGAGGCCCGCGCCGAGCACGTGACGATCACCGAGACCGAGCGCGTGGAAGTGCTGGTGCACGGCAGCCGATTTGACTTGGGTCAAGTAGACGCCTAGTATGAGTGCCTACAGACCTCAACCAAGTCAAAGGAGGCAGAGTAATGAGTTCCAAGACACTCGCCAGGGTGGTGAGCTTCGCTGTCCTGGCCATCGTGCTGGCCCTGGTAGCCGGGGCTTGCTCATCGAGCAAGAGCAGTGACGTGCAGGCCGGCAAGGCCCGTGCTAGCGCGGCAGCCAGCGCGGCGGCTACCGACCCGCAGGTGACGGCGGCGGAGAACCTGCTGCTGGCCAACTACCAGAAGGAAATCAAGGCCACGCCAGCGCACCCGGTCAAGGCAGCCCAGCGGGCGCTGCACGACACGTTCCCGGCCGGTGACACGGCCAAGATCGAGAGCTACGCGGTGAGCCAGCTCACCGTGACCATGGCGCACAGCCACGCGGCCAGGGTCGCCTGGGCGCACAACGTCGCCACGTACGCGCTGGCCCAGGGCGGCAGCACCGCCTCGCCCGGCACGGCCAACATCCCGGGCACGACTGCCGTCCCGGTCAGCCCGAGCGGGAGCAGCAAGTGAGCGCCCCGGCCATCAAGGTCCCGCAGAGCGGGGCCGAGCAGCTGGCGCAGAAAATCCCGCTGTGGGACAAAATCCAGTCGGTCGTCTACTCCATCATCGTGGGGCAGTGGGCGGTCGGGTTCTGGTCCGGCGTCTACGTCCTGGTCTTCCAGGCGCACTGGTTCGGCAAGTCCTTCAAGTACACCTGGGATAACCTGAACCTGCTGTGGCATTTCAGGGCCATCCCCGGCGTCGGCAACTGGCTGTTCGACAACTACAACCTGGCCCGGCACATCTTCATGCGGGACGCGCCCGAGGCCATCGCGGCGTATGCGTTCGTGGCCATGGTCATCACCCTGCTGGCCAGCAAGGAAAAGGACAAGACGCCATGGCTGGACCGGCTGTTCGTCAGGCTGCACATCCCCTCGGTCTACCAGGGGCGGTTCGACGTGAAGCACGGCTCGCGCAAGGGCCAGCCCAGGCGCGCGGACACGTCGGTGGCGCAGTACGCGCTGCTGCTGCCGTCCATGCTGCTGACTGCCATCCCCGGCGAGGCCATCGCGGCGGCGGTCATCTTCGGCGGCATCGCGCTGGCGCACTCGCGGGGCTATCACAGTCCGTGGCTTGAGCCCACGTCCTGGTGGGTGCCGGTCATCATCGGGCTGGCGGGGGGCCGGTTCGCCGGTCACCGTCCCGCTATCAAGGCCGGGGCCGACATCCAGCGGTACTTCATCGGCAAGCGGCTGGCCATCGGCTACGTGGCTGACAGAATCCTGGTGCGCTACCACGCCGACCAGCTGACCCAGGACGAGGCCAGGAACAAGCTGACCGCCATGCGCCGGGCCGACCCGTCGCTGTGGTACCCGGTGGCCTACCGTCACCTGTACGGCAGGCTGCTGGCCGCGCACGCCAAGGTGCGGGAGTACAGCAGCTGGTCCAGGTGGGTGCTCGCTGCCCTCCTGGTGGTCGGCCTGGTCATCGGGCTGTGGGGCGTGTACCTGCGCAAGTACGGCATCACCCACGGGTTCTGGCTGCCCTGGTAGCAGCCACACTCGGATGAAGGGCTCGCCACGGCGAGCCCTTCATCATGTCTGATCGCTGATTTAACTGGTGAAAGGCTCTACAACCAAGGATGGCGAGGTCTATTCTCCTGTCTCGTGGTGATTTCGTCACCAGTTCGTAACGCCGCCCCTCCCGGGCGGCGCTTCACTGCGCCCGGGGGAGGCTGCCTAATGCGTTCGGACAGGCCGCCTAGTACCCGGGCCGAGGAGGTCCAGTGGGAAGGCACCGCCGAGATACCACGGCTGTCCGCATAAGACGGGCAGCCCGCAAAGCCGCTCCACCCGCCACGCTGGCCGGCGCGCTCACAGTTGGTTCTGTGGGTGTCCCTCTAGCGCATGCGGCTGCTGCCGAGAGCCCGGTACCTGCCAGGGTTATGGCTCACGACAGCGTGACTATGCAGGCTGCCCCGCACGCACACTATCGCGCCGCACAAGCTCGCACATACACCCTGCGACGTGGTGATTACCTGTCCAGGGTGTCCGTGATGTTCTGCGGCACGCCCGCCGACTGGCCCGGCATCTGGCACGCCACCGGGGGCATCCAGAATCCGAACATGGTGCCGGTCGGCCTGACGGTCACCATCGCCTGCACCAGCGCGGGCGGCGGCTACGACCCGCCGGCCCCGCGTCATGCCCGCACGGCGAGCTACGCCAGCGGCGGCGATCCGAGCGACGGCCATGGCGGAGCGTTCTGCAAACCGGACTGCTGGGGTGACGGCGACGGCGACGGGTTCGACCTGAGCCATCCGCCGGGCCAGGGCGGTGGTGGTAACCCGGGTTATCAGTCTGCGACCCGCCGTGTCTACAGCGGTGCTCGCTCCCATCGCAGCTACAGCAGCAGCGGCAGTTACGGCAACAGCTCCCCGAGCAACTACTCGGGCTTCCAGGCATGCGTCATCGCCCGGGAGTCCGGCGGCAACAGCCAGGTGATGAACGGCAGCGGGCACTACGGCCTCTACCAGTTCAGCAGCGGTACCTGGCAGGCATACGGCGGGAGCGCCTCGACGTTCGGGCACGCCAGCGTGTCCGAGCAGAACAGGGTGTTCGGCAACGCCATGGCCCAGGGCGGCCAGTCCAACTGGTCGCCTTATGATGGGTGCTGAGGCGTGCGCGCCAGCCGCGCCGTGCTGACCACGGCGCTACTCGTCATGCTCGCGCTCCTGCCCGTGCGGGCTGCGCTCGCCGCCACGGCGCAGTCCGCACGCACCCAGGCCCAGATCAGCAACCTGGACAACGCCGCGCTGAACTGGGCCGAGAGCCAGGCAGGCAAGCCCTACTCCTTCGGGGCGGCCGGGCCGTACGCCTACGACTGCTCCGGGCTGGTCATGGCTGCGTTCCGGCACGTCGGCATCTCCCTGCCGCACAGCACCTACGCCATGCTGGGTGACCCGCACCTGATAAGGGTGCCGTTGTCCGATATTAGGAGAGGGGACATCCTGTTCTACGGCAGCGGCCACGTCGAGTTCGCCACTGTCTTCCATGACATGAGCTTCGGCGCTCATGACTCCGGTACCACGGTGGGCTGGATCAGGTGGTGGCCAGGGAGCTGGCAGCCGACCATGGCGTTCGAGGTGGGGTGACCGTATCGTGATGTATCCCGCCCCGGCTGGGAAGGGCTGCTTGGCCGCAGGTCAGGCTCCTTAGTGATCCAAGCCGGGGCGGGATACTCGTGTCAGTATGCGCGTTTCTGTTGAACCTGTGAGTCAGCTGTGTATAAGGTCATGCACCATGCGGCCGGGCAGAGAGGCCCGGTTTCCGACAGCTAGGGGCGGGCCTAGGTGGCTGTACTGACCTGCGTGTCCTCCCCTGGCGACTTCCACCTAGGGAAGGAAGAACATGTCCCGATTTCGGTACGCAGCAGCTGGCGCGACGGCAGTAGCCGCAGCTGGCCTGCTGACCCTCGGGCTCACGGCCTCGTCGGCGTTCGCCGGCCAGACGCCGGGCGGTCACCCGACGCCCAGCTGCGAGCCCACGGTCCAGCCGCTCCAGCCATACGGCGGCGACTGCAAGACGACCAAGCCGCCCGAGCCCACTCCTACCGTCACCACCCCGCCGCCCGTCGTGACCCCGTTCCTCCGTCAGCAGGAGTTCGACCTGCTGGAGAACAACCTCCTGCCGAACGGCTGGGTGCTCGGCACCGGTCCCATCTCCATCGTCGGCGGGGTTGACAGGCCCACGAGCAACCCGCGCGTGGACTTCTTCGACACCTCCGACAATGCCAGTGGCGTCCGCATCAACCATGAGCCGCTGGCCGGTTCGGTCATTGACCGCGTGACCTGCTCCATCACGGTCAGCCAGGCGGACCTGCCCTGGTCGATCCACCAGGGCTTCGGCGTGTTCGCCGGGGCCACCGGCAACGGGTTCTACGACCTGGAGGCGCTGTTCAGCTTCCCGACCAGGCACAACCACTGCACCCTGCCCTTCGGCCTCACTTCGGGCCAGGCGGACTGGGACCTCAACAACGGCAGCGGCCTGCCGCAGCCTCTCGCGTTCAGCGTCAGCGTCCAGGCAGTCGGCCGGGCAGCTGTGGTGCGTCACCACCACAAGCCGGTTCCCGAGCCGTCCAGGAGCATCTTCGCTCCTACCGCCGGCTGACCACCTGACCATCTCACTCGTATGACGTGAGGGCCGGGCACGGGGTTCCGTGCCCGGCCCTTCGATGTAACGCCCTGACCGTATGACGTGGAGGCCGGGCACGCGGGTCGTGCCCGGCCTTCCGCACACAGCAAGGGAGAACCATGAAGGTCATCGAGCGCACGGAAGCCACTACTGGAGGCCCCAAGCGCACCCCCCGCGAGGAGATTGTCCCGCTCATCACCGTGGCGCGCGGCTCCGAGCCCGAGGGCTACTGGGACATGTCCCAGTCCACCGGCTGGGAAGTGGCCCCGCCCGAGGGCAGCCAGCCCAGTCGCTACACGGTCATGAAGGGGGCCATCCGGGGCTTCATCGTGCCGTTCGAGCAGCTGGACACCGAGGCCGCCAAGGAGCAGGCCGAGGGGGACGACGACAAGGGCGGCGTCTACTTCTACCCGTTCAACCACCAGTTCCTGCCCATCGGTGAGGGAGACGACGACGGGGACCTGAACAGCGCCAACTTCGAGGAGAAGATGGGCGCGTTCGAGCGGAATTACTTCGTCAACGGCCTGCCGCAGGGCGGCACCAAGATCATGGAGGCCATCCGGGCCGGCGATCAGCACTTCTTCGGCACCAAGCGAGAGCCCGGCGAGTTCTTCGACAAGCCGCGCGCCGAGCGGCCCATCAGGCTCCGCACGGTCTGGACGGACGGCGAGCTGAAGGACCACGACGCCTTCGCCAAGTACATGGAGGGCTCCAAGGTCGACGAGAACAACATCGGCGTCCGCGCGGACTGGGACGAGGTGTGGGCGGTAGCCGTCTTCGGTTACGGCCAGGACCACGACGCGGTCCTGCGTCAGTACCAGGACCTGGCCAAGAAGCACGCCAACATCCACGTGTACAGCTTCGATCAGGTGCGCAACCCCGACGAGGTCGCGGAGGACATGGCCATCGCGGCGCTGCCGCAGGCTGAGGCCGCGTAAACCGGCACGGCGGCACGCGCGTTCTACCAGTGACAATGGTCGCGTAGCCTGTGCGTGACGGTAGTCACTCTAGTATAGGCGTTCAGGCGTTTGACAAAGGCGTCTGGACGCCTATACTTGCGAGGGTAAGCAACCACAATCTCCGATAAGGGAGGGTTTATATGAAGCATCTTCTTCTCAAGGCCGGCCTGGTAGCCGGTGCCTTGGCAGCCGTGGCGGCTCCGGTGCTCGCGTCGAGCGGGCCGGCCAGCGCGGCTGTTCTGTCTTCGCAGGTCCGTCACTTCGATCCGAGGATCGCGGACGGGTCCGTGGAGCTGGGCAGCCCGCTCCAGAACGCGCAGTTCTTCGTCCGGCAGCACGGGCCGTTCCACGGCTACATCAGCTACACCAACTGGGGCGACCCTGAGGCCGGGTCCCGTGTGTGGGCTCCTGTCGCCAAGCCTGACGCGCTGACGTTCCTCTTCCAGGGCACGCCGTACGCGCACACGCTGAACGGCGCGGGCCTGACCCTGACCGGCGTGTCCCCGACGCACCTGCGGTTCACCGGCACCGGGCAGTACCCGGCTTCCGGCCCGGCGCAGGACGCCTGGAACATCACCGGTGATGTCCGGGGCAGCCGTGTCTCGTTCACCATCACCTACGTCACCGGCAACCCGGGCTACGTCGTGAACGGCACCGGCACCGTTGCCAGTGACGGCTCCGCGACCGGCACCGCCGTGTCCAACACCAGCCCCGCGCAGAACCTGACCTGGACGCTGCCTGCGGGCACCTTCCAGTCGGTGCTGCACTACGTGGCCCCGGTCCAGGACGCCAGGGTCCGCCCTGGCCTGCGCAATGCTGAGTTCGACTTCGTCATCCCGCTGTCCGTGCCCGGCCTGGGCGGCACCGAGGTGACCGTCTTCGTGCACGGCTCGCCCAGCGTGTCCGGTGACGTGTGGAAGCACGGCGTCGGCCCGCTGACCAGCTTCCCTGGTGGCGCTGGCCTCACGCAGTACCCGGTCGACGCGGGCTTCATCGCCGTCGTCTGACCACCGTCGATCCAAAGGGCGAGGCCGCAGTGGCCTCGCCCTTTGGCGTTGCCGGGAGGTCCCTGTGCCCGTGGCCGGGAAGTACGGACGCCGGGAGCCCAAGCGCGCCCCGGCCATGCAGGCAAGCCGGTGGCTGGGCGTCAAGGCCCAGTACAGCTACCCCAACGCGGCCGACTACCTGCTCAGGACCGGCCCCGGGTGGAACATGCTGGGCAACGACTCGGCAGCGGATTGCGTGTCGGTCACCTGGGCCAACGCCCGCCGGGTGGTCACCACCGTGCTCGCCGGCACGTCCAGCTACCCGGGCCAGGCGCAGGTCTGGCAGTTCTACCAGACCCAGAACCCCGGCTTCGACCCGGCCGGCAGCCCGCAGGCCAACGGGCCGGGCAGCCGCGAGGACAACGGCATGGACATCCAGACCGCGCTGGAGGCCCTGGTCAGCACCGGGGGACCGGACGGGGTGAAGGCGGTCGCCTTCGGCCAGGTGGACGTGAAGAACGTCCCGCAGGTCAAGTTCGCCCTGGACGTGTTCGGCTACCTGTGGACCGGGGTCAACGTGCTGGACGCCAACATGGCGCAGTTCGGCAGCAGCCAGCCATGGGATTACGTGCCGGGGGCAGCGCCGGACGGCGGGCACTCCGTGCTGACCGGCGGGTACGGGCCTCGGCGGCCCGGCGCGCTCGGCGGTGACGAGCGGTTCATCACCTGGGCGCAGGAGACCAGCTTCACCGACAGCTTCTGGCAGCACCAGGCCGAGGAAGCCTGGGTCTGCATCTGGCCCGAGCACCTGGGCAGCGCCGCCTTCCAGGCCGGCGTGAACACGCAGGCGCTGGCCGCTGACTTCCACCAGCTGACCGGCCGCACGTTGAGCCTGTGACATGCCAGCGACCAGTCTCTCCGTCGTCATCGGGGGCGTCTGCGCGGCCGTCACGCTCATCGTCGCGCTGGGCCGTTCCCTGTTCAAGGCCATGGCCGAGGCCGCGCTCAACACGAAGAACCTGGCTTCGCTGAACGAGCAGA